TCTCACCGTCGCCAACAATATTTTCTAACCACCCTCCCGCAGGGCTTCTCTGTCTAGCCAATCTGCTCTCAATATCATCCCATCTTGGCGAATCAATCCACCCATGAGGCAAATTTAGGTTTAATTCTATACGCCTTGCCAGCGTACCCCCAATGTTCCTAGAAGGGTTGTCACTGGTTAACTGACTTAACTGTGATGGAGGGATGCCTATTTCATCGGCAAACCCAGCCTTACTAGAACCCGGCACATCAATTAAGTAGTACTGCATCAATGCCCGAAGATTTCGGCGCCTGATCTCTTTAATGTCCATTTATCAATCCCCTCACATTTTATCAATATGATAAACAGTATTGTTGATAAATTCAATTGCCATAAATTTATCAAAAAGGTAAATTAAGAAAAAAGGAGGTCAACATGACTAATCAACTTCTCAACTGGCGCAAAACTTCGACTTCAGAAGAATGGCTTGAACTAGCTAAAAAAGCTGGCACAACAATCGGATATTTAAATCTGGTTGCATACGGATACCGTAATGCATCCCCAAGATTAGCATCTTCTATTGAGATGGCCTCTCAATCCTTCGATGGCAAGGTGCTGATTAGCAAGGAAAATTTGGTGTTTAGAAATTCTTCTCATGACCATGCCTAACCCCGCCAAAACCATCATACCTGAAGTATACAGCGGGGCTGATGCAGAGTGGATTCAGGAGCAAATGGTGCGGCTATCGCCCGCCATGAGGCACAAGATCGCCGTCAAGTATGCTGAGGTTTATCAGCAGACATGGGATATCGAAACAGTCTCTTATCGACAGGAGAACAGGGCGCGACATGAGGCCAATACCCGTCTCAGGTTGTTTGTCGAACGGTACCACAAAGCGGCAATGGGCTTAGCTGAAAAACCGCCACTGGCCAGTACACCGGCCCAGATTGGCGATGCTGGTGGGCCAGCAGACTACCAACAGGCTTCGGGATGGCGTTAGGGACGCAGCGTTTCAGAAAACACGAAATTGGGATTGTGTTTCTGGCAAGTGAAAAAACTGTGAGGTGTTCACAGGGCTAAACCCCAAAAACATCGGGTCAAGGTCAAAGGCAGATCGAGTCTCCGAGTACTCCACCTAAGGACAAGGAGAGGGCAACTTAAAAGTTTCAGTAAAAACAGTAAGTTGCGAGAAAAAAAATACCAAGCTTTGTCGGGTTGTCCCGACACATGTTGTCGGGTTGTTATAAATCAATGACTTAGGAGATCGAATGGGAGGGTTCATTCGAATGTTCAAATTAGCGGAATTGGGACGGAAGCTGGCCCCGCTTAGCGAAGCAAGCCAGATGCTGTTTTGGGAATTGCTGGATATGGCTGACTGGCGAACTGGGAGAGTTATCACAACTCATGAGGAGATGGCGGCAAAGATTTCTAAAGCAGTTAGGACCGTTGAGCGGGCAACGAAAGAGCTTACAGTCGTTGGTTTGGTCAGGCACAAGAAGGGCATGTTTGCAGTGAATCCAGATTACGCATGGGGCGGTCGTAGCTGGAATATTCCCAAAGCGGCTTATCACGGCATGAATGGCAAAACGGCTCAGGTGATTAACTTTGCTGATGCGGCACAAGCATTGAGCGAGGAAGCGTTAGAGAAAATCGGGCATGAAACCTTGAGGGAGGTATCAGCCCGAAAATCCAAAGGAACTAAAATATGCTGAATCTTCAACCAAAAATTAAGCAAGTCACTGGCATCAAAATGCTGCACAGCGACTGGAATAACTATCGCACATTCTTGATTTCGGCACCAGTGGGCTACGGGAAGACATTCCTTGCGGCTTATCTGGCTGACAAAATGATTTCGCTGGGCAAGCGTGTGATGTTCGTGGCGCCATACCTCACGCTGGTACGCCAGACAGCAACGCGTTTCGTTCAGTACGGTATTCCTGAGGAAGAAATTGCTTTCATTTGGCGTGACTACCAGCCTCAAGACCCTAATCGCCTGATTCAGATTGCCAGCGCTGATACGCTGATCCGCCGTGAGTTCCCGGACAATATCGACTTGCTGATTGTCGATGAAGCCCATATGAAGCGCCGTGGCCTATTGGAGGTCATTCGTGATTCAGGCATCAAAGTGATTGGCCTGTCTGGTACTCCATTCGCACCTTGGATGGGGCAGTACTACGAAAAACTCGTAAAGCCCACCACCATGAAGGAGCTGATCACGATTGGCGACCTGAGCAAATACGAGTTTTACGCCCCAACCAAACCAGACCTGAAAGGCGTGAAAAGCAGCAGCAAAGCAGGATACGGGAAAGACTTCAACGAAGACCAGCTCGCCGAAATTATGGGGGGTGCCGACCTCGTTGGCGATATCGTTAAAAACTGGCTGGAGAACGGGGAAGACCGCCCGACCATCTGTTTTTGCGTGAACAAGTCTCATGCAGCCTACATCACGATGGAGTTTAACCGTGCAGGCGTGGCAGCCGAAATCATGGTAGATGACACACCACCAGATGACCGTCAGATGATCATTCACCGCTTCGAGCAGGGGGCGACAAAAATCATCGTAAACGTTGGCGTGTTGGCAGCAGGTTTTGACAGTGACGTTCGTTGCATCATCTACGCCCGCCCGACGAAATCAGAGATCCGCTGGCTGCAAACGCTGGGGAGGGGATTGCGTACCGCGCCCGGCAAAGACCACTGCAAAATCTTCGACCACAGCGGCAGCATTCACCGGCTTGGCTATCCCGATGATATTGAATACGACGAATTGTCGGGTAAAAACGATGGAATGAAGGCCAGCGTCAGTGCCGCACCGGCAGAGAAGAAAGACAAAATCCCCAAGGAATGCCCACAGTGTCACTACATGAAGGCCGCTGGTGTTTATGTCTGCCCCAAGTGCGGATTTAAACCGCTGAGCGGTGAGGACGTTGATACTGATTCCTCACGAGGTCTGAAGCGAATCAGCCGCAAAGCCCGTATCTACACGCGTAACGATAAACAGGCGTGGTGGAGCCAGATTAAGCATTACCAGCGCCAGCGAAGCCTGAAGGGTAAACCGCTGTCTGACGGCTGGTGCGCCCATACCTACAAAGACAAGTTCGGTGAGTGGCCGAATGGCCTTTCTGATTTCCCAATGGAAACAGGTCCGGAGGTCTGGAACTTCATCAAGTCCAAATTTATTTCTTACAGCAAGGCGAGAGGGACTGCCTAATGAAAACGACTGAGGCGGTGATCGGGCGTTGGCCTGAAATTTTTGAATACTACGGCCTGCCGCCGATCACTGGTAAGGCGCACTTTAAGGGTGAATGCCCATGCTGTGGAAAGAAAGGTAAATACCGCTGTGATGACCTTGACGGGCGGGGGCGGTGGATTTGTAGCTGTGGGACAGGTGATGGCTGGAACCTGCTTATCCAGACACAACGCAAGGATATCAGAACGCTTTACAACGAGGTTGACCGGATTATTGGCAACTCGTTTGACCGGAGTCAGGTTCCCGTTAAAAAACTGGAGAGCGAAGTTTCCTCTGAGAGAGATTTGGTGATCCGTCACTTTTCAGCCATGCCACCATTGCGAGGCACCTTGGGCGAAACGTATCTGAACAAACGCGGCATTAACACGATGCCTTCCGCTGACGCTACCCGTTACTGTCAAAGTCAGAGGGTAGGCAACGGGAATACGTATCAGGCTCTTTGGTCGCTGGCAACCGACAACAAAGCCAATCTGTGCTATCTGCATCGCACATTGTTGGATGGCGATCGTAAAGCCAACGTTGATGTCGCCAAAAAGCAAAAGGCGCTACAGGATAAAAGTGTGCTGGAGCACGCTGTATCGGTGGCTATTCGCCTGTTCCCCGTAGCCTCAACGCTGGGCATTGCGGAGGGTATTGAAACGGCCCTGTCCTGCAAGCAGCTCTACGGAGTGAATACATGGTCAGTTATTAACGCCACGTTTATGGAGAAATTCAGGGTTCCAGCTGGCGTGCAGCATCTCGTAATTTTCGCTGATATGGACAAGCACACAGCTACCGGTCAGGCGGCTGCATTTGCCTGCGCTCGCTCAAACCTCAATGCAAAAAATGACCTACAGAAAATCACTATCCGCTGGCCCGACAACGGAGATTTCAACGATCTCATTATTAACGGAGATCAGGTCAGAGAGCAGATTTATTACAAGAAGGTGGCAGCTTAATGAAACTCGAAAACGCACTGAAGCAGTTCAACCCTAAAAGCCAGATGATCACTAACGTCCCTCCAGCTACGGCGTCCGATTCATTAAGCGGTCCTGACCTTGCTGCCTGCATGGGGATGGCGGAATCTCAGGCGGCTTTCGGCATGGGTGCTTTCCTCGGGAAAAATGGTATCAGCACAGAGGACGCAAAGCGCACGGTAGAGCGCCTCGCTGCATACGCAATGCAGAAGGCAGGCAAGCATGTTGGTAAAGTCGCTGGCCGCCGGATGGCGCAGTGTATGATTGTTCTCGCCAAGATGGCCTATGCGGAATATTGCCAGTCAGCGGGAAGCAGCAGCACCTGCACAGATTGCAACGGAGCAGGTTTCAACACAGTGGAACGCGAGGTTGTGAAATATGCCGGTTACATTGGTGCTGATGGAGAAGTGAAGATCCCCGAGGTTACAGAAACCCAGACAGTCAAAGAGTTGTGTCTGACCTGCAACGGTAAACGATTGGTTTCGCAACGCTGCCGCTGCAATGGTACCGGCCGAGTTCGTGACCTGGTTAAATCGAATCGTCTCGGCGTGCCAGTAGATAAAACCTGTGAGCGCTGCACGGGGAGAGGATTCAAACGGACGCCGGGCACAACTGCCTACAAAGCCATCGTGGCGCTGTTGCCAGAGCTGCATGAGAGAACATGGAATCGTAACTGGAGATCACTCTATGAGCTGCTGGTGGTCAAATGCGAGAGGGAAGAGAACCACGCTGACGCAGTGTTCCAGAGAATCACCAGAAGATAGTGTGATCGGGGATCTTATTAGCCAATTCGAATATAAGTGTTGCATTTTGTCCGAACTTGGCGTAATTTCTCTAAATCATGGGCATTTCTGTAGATGACCCACACGAAAACACATAAGACCTCGCTTCGGCGGGGTTATTTGTTTCTAGCTGGGCGAACATAATGGTGCCGCTGTCGTGAATATTTAAATACGGTAAATCCCGTATGTAAAGTTAAGGTGTGTACGTTGTATGGTTGGTTTTGCTGGGATGGTTTATTCGCCCCTTAGGCCCTTTAGCTCAGTTGGTTAGAGCGCGCGACTCATAATCGCTCGGTCGCTGGTTCAAGCCCAGCAAGGGCCACCAAACCGCCGCTAGCTCAGCCGGATAGAGTCGATATCAATTGTTGTTGTAGGTGCGAGGTTCGAGGCCTCGGTGGCGGCCCATATATCGCGGTCATCGTATAATGGCTATTACCTCAGCCTTCCAAGCTGATGATGCGGGTTCGATTCCCGCTGACCGCTCCAAATAATGCTTTTCAGTCTGCGAAGAAGGGATAACCCGGAGTGACCGGAAAGCACACCAGAAGGGTGCACTTAGATTTGATACGCACTATCGGTCCCTTCACAGAGATTCTGAGTGTGCCCTTCGGTGTGAAGTGACAGCCGGGAAAGACCGGCACCCATTTCTAGCCTCGACATTTTCATTTTGTATGTTGGGGCTTTTTTGATTCTGCTATCAGTTATGAAATCATCACGGTTTAATTGCACTATGAAAATTTCGCAGTTAGAAAGTGAACGCATTTTAAGGCAGCCAGAAGGCAGTCTTTTTAATATTCATTGGTGAAAAAAAACCTCACACCCGAGTGATCAGGAAGTGAGGTAGCTAACTTAGCCAACATCAGTACTACAACATAAGAGTAGTTAATTAATTTCTGTTTTGTAAAAAAAATTAAATCATTTTAAGGCTCACTTCGGTGGGCCTTTTTTATTTCCCAATAACTACGCACCTAACCGGAACATCGGAGGGCGGGACTATGAGAATGATTCCAGAAAAAATTGCATCGGGTTTGTCCTACTGCACATCTGCTGGGCTTATCTGCGCAGGTAGCTTTAGCGACTGGCTCCGGCATCTTGATTGGAACCAGATCGCTATCGTTGGCGGCTTCGTGATTGGTATCGCGACATACATCACTGGCGCTTACTTTGACTGGCGCAGAACGCGGGCTTACGAACGGGGATTAGAGGCGGGGATTGTCAGTCGCCCGCCAGAGAAGCGAGGCTTCTTTAAGGCGAAGGGTGACGAGTAATGGCTATTTCACCGGGAATGAAAAGCAAGCTCAGTAAGGCTGTTATCGCTCTCATCATCTCTGGTGCTAGCGCCTCCGCGATCCTCGGCCAGTTTCTTGACGAAAAAGAAGGTAATCGGCTGGTGGCCTATGCAGACGGCAAAGGCATCTGGACAATCTGCCGCGGCGCCACGCGTGTTGACGGCAAGCCAGTTACAAAAGGCATGCACCTTACCGCGCAG